AACCAAAGGGACCGGCAGCATTATTGGGCTGGGCGGCATTGGCGAAGATTTGGAGCAGCTTTACATTATTGAACTGGATAAGCGTATCTTCGACTATCCCTATGACGCTATCGTAGTATCCGAACGGTACATTCAGCCCGCTTAAACTTATGAAGGTAGATTCTAACCTATTTTTAGCTGAGTTGAAAAGCGGGGATGTCACTATCCTACAGCAAAGTGGTTCACATTTTTATCACTATCACGGATACCGTTGCCGTAAAAAGGATATTCGGCGCGTGGTTTCATTGGCGGTGGTTGCTGTGATTGTTGATGCGTATAATGTAATGGTAAAGCCATGACTATAGAGCATTTAAAATTTTTATGTGCATTGGTGCTTATAGGGTGGGCAACGGCCATTGTCTTTGTTCTTTTCCCTTCAAAGCTAACTCTATGGACAGGTACAATAATGTTAATGGCTTCGATAGGATTGCTTTTATTTCTTATTTTTATGCAATTAGGCCATCATTTTCATTGATATGAAATACTTCTTTACACCGTTCGTGTTATTGTTATTTTTGCTACTTGCTATCGCGAGTGCGTTTTGGACACTGGTATGGGAATTTAACATTTATAAAACAGAGAACGAATGGAATCGTTCGCGGCCTAAGCTTTATCCCGGTGGGCATTGGTATAAGATTTCCGACTGGAGCCTGTGAAGCTATTATACAGCGAAACATGGTGGAATAAAAAGTTAGGTCGGGTAGTAATCGAATGGGAGGCTGAATTTGTTAGGGGTGCAAGGGTTTAATTTTCTTGCCTTAGTAGAAAACGCTGTTAATATTTATCTTATGAACAAGGACATCCAAATCACCCTCAGCAAATACAGTGAAGGCTATTACAAGATTAAGGCGCTGAAAAACTCTATCGTGGTTTATAGCACGAGCAGCGAGGCGCACCGTATTGACGATATTATTTCAGAAAAGCAGGCTAAAGCCCTAGTCATGTCTGTAAACTATACCGTGTCTGTTGTTCTCAAGTAAGCATATGAGTCTTCTGGATTTAATTAGACTAACTTATAAAGGAGCGCTATGAAAATCAAGGTCTATAAGAATGATTCAATTCGCCTTTTTAGTTCCGATGGGCGTTTTTTATCTGTTACGGTCGGCGCTGTGTTATATGCTTCCAAGGGGAGTATATTACAATTAACTGGACAAAACGAAATTCAATTTACGGACCCTAATTACTGTTATAGAATTACTCGGACGAATGAGAATTTTGACGACCTGATTCACGTGGAGCTAGTCCTATGAAAACACTTAAAATAGAATTTAGCATTGGCGACACCGTGCGTATTAATGCACTTGGCCGCAGCGGTACAGTGAGCGCCCACTTTAACGATGGGCACGTTTTAGGGCCGACTTATAGGGTGCGCTACTTCGTGGATGACAAGCCGCAGGATATTTACTTCTACGCTCACGAGCTAACGCCTACAGAGGAGCGGAAAAAGGAAATAGGTATTAAATGAAACCTCTCACTAAAAACTAACCGTGCAATATTCCGATAAAGAACTAAATTAGGTTTTGATATGGTCCTTTTAAACTCCGAACAACTTAAAAAACTAACTCCTGCTCGGTTTAGAGCGTACCGTAAGAGCGTTCGCGGCCACTTGCAAATTGCATCGTATTGTGATACGTGTGGTGAGCACTATTGTAAGAGTAATTTAGAGCGCTGGCCGCAGTTGGCTAGTATCATAAAAGCCTACGAAGACGAAATAATCCTAATCAAGAAAGTATCGAAAGGACGAAATGATTCTGCTAAATGCTGAACAACTTAAAAAACTAACTAACCAGCGTCTCCGAGCATATCGGAAAGCTGTTAGGAATCGTCTGTCGTTCTATACGAATGGTGCTGGCACTTGTACTACGCCTCAAGAGAAACGTATCGACCAACTAAACGCCGCTATGGAGTTACTTATAAAAGAAACCACTGCTAGACGCCTACCTCGAAAAGGCACAAAGGCTGCAATTGAGTTTCTTTTTGATATATATGAAGGGTCTGGACATATTGTGCAACTCAGCACACGCCCCCTTTCACAGTGCGTCACAATGTCCCGCGTGTGCGAAAGAATGGGAACCCGAGGATGGGCAAATAAGAGAGATATTACCTGAGTAGGATAACAAGATGACGTTTTAATTAGTTTTATAAGTATTTATGGTAGGTTTTGGCCGACTTATAATTATAAAACTTTCTCCAAAGTCAAGATAAAAAATAAAACTTGCAGTACACCAAAACTCTACTACAGTACAACTCATGGACATCAACGAACTGCAATCCCTGTATAAAGACTGGCATTTCATTGAAATAACATCAAAGGAAAGGGTGGCCGAACTAATCAAAGATAGGCTCGCATCGCCCATGCCTATCTTTGACACTGGATGGGTTCAGCTAGGAGTAATAGGCGAAACGCGCGGTGTGTACGTCTGCAAGAGCGAACTATTTAAACCCATTCTAAGGCGCTGGCGAATGGGCACAAAGCGAAATAAAAACGAAATTCCACTTGCAATTCACTAAACCTCCGCTATAATTCCACACATATGACAACCCACACCTTAATCCTCGCGCTTTTTTTCATTTGGCTCTTTCCTACCCTCGGACTCGCCGCACCCGGCAAGGACAAAAAATATTCAGCCGCACTTAACTTTGGGGCCAGCGGGATTACGATTGCTTTGTTTTATGGGTTCATTTGGGCGGTTTATGTGCTTGCTAAGTATCTGTTCTGGTAAAAGCGAGACAAACTGACTCAACTTAAATAAAATAGCGCCAACTTGTCCCACTAATACAAACCAAAAGTGCAGCAAATAACATGAAATCAATTCAATTCTATGTGCTGGCAATCCTAATCATGGAAGCTCCGCATATAAATGAATCGGACGCCAAATATATCGGATGGGCTTTCATTGTGATGATTTGTTGTACGTTGTTGTTACAATTTATTACAAAAAAAGAACTCTAGCGCCCCAAAATGGGAATCAAAAACGCGACAAATAAGATGAAATTTAAGCAACTCAAACATTTCATCAAGGGTATTGGCAGCGTTTTCAATCTGATGCCACAAGTCAGCCCCGAAGTCAAAGACATTCTAAATAAAACAAACTCACAAGCAATTGCGGACGATTGGAAGGCTGTTGGTGACGATATTCGCACTGTAATTACGAATCAAAAACGCGACAAATAAGATGAACTTTTTGTCTGTTTCTTGTATTTTTTTGAACTTTAACGCAACCACTGGCGACATTAATTACGAATAATACAAAATTTGGACAATTAATAAATGCGCCGAAAACCGTTGACATTAATTAAAAAACTTATATAGTCATCGTATATGACACTCTACGAATTCAGCATCGGCAAAGATGTGTGGGCAAACAGGTTTGCGACCGAGGAGGAAATGTGGGACTACTACGGATTCAGTACCTCCTACGAATCAACTGGTGTGCGCAAAATCACCGAAAACGGCATTTATTATTGGGACACTCGGACTAAAACGTGGGTAGAAGTGTTTTACAATGAATGCAAATATAGGGAATTAGCCGACATTGTAAAGCAATACTTGACATTTGCCAGCACTGACGGCAAACTCGAACGGCGACCACTTCGCGCTAAACTCGCTGAACTCGTCGGTGTACAACTCAAGGATTAATATATGTTACAAATTGGCAAAACCTATCTTGACACTTGGGGTCGCAAGCATGAGATTATGGGTCATACTCGAACTGGTCGTCACGGTCAAGAGGATAAAGATACAGTTTGGTCAATGAGCGACCATTTCTTTATTGAGTCTGGCAAGTCAACGAGTTGCGGCTACGATTTGGTTGTGTTGAGTCCAGCTAAAGAGATTGAATTCTTTGAGAATCGTATCAAACAAATCGAAAGCGTCAACTCTACTGATAGATTAGCACTCGTCAAGGATAATCTGGATAACATGCGGGAGCGCATAAATCAATTGAAGTAAAATGCGGGTGTGGTGGAACTGGAATACACATTCGATTTAAGCTCGAATGCCGAAAGGATTGAGGGTTCGACTCCCTCCACCCGTACCAATTTAAAAATGTTACCGTTCGGTATTATTACAGCGGCGACAAGGTGAAAAACCAACAAAACTTCCCACTCAGTAACATTCAGTTGACATAAGTTAAAAATCCTGTAGTATCAAATAATATGATTGGCAAAACCATAACCATCGTTCTTAAAAACGGATACAAATATCATGCGACCGTGTACGATGTAAATCAAACAGGAATTAGTGCGTCATATTCTTGTCAAAACGTTCGTACAAAGAAATGGGAGCACGCAAGCGACCGAGGGCTTTTTACGTGGGAGGGGATTCTTACTATTCGGATTTGGAAATCCGGTTTTTAATACAAATCCAATTACTTTTAAATAATGAAACCCAACCTCAAAGGCGCGACCGTTAAGCGCGGTGACAAAACCGCAACTATCCTTTCTGACTCATTGACATTCGGCAACCAAAATATTTGGGGCTGCTGTTTCCTTGATAGACCTTTGGATGGTTGTCGTTATTGGAACATTAGCGACCTTACCATTGTTGCTTAATACAAATCCAATTACTTTCAAATAATGAAAACCTTGGCGCTGGTTACGTTGGTTGGGATTATTGTTTTGGCTGCTGTGACGATTTGGTGTTGACATAAATTAAAAATCCCCTATAGTCAGGACATGAACAAGAGATTCCAAGTCATCAATCAAGACAGTGTGGTGGTCGCGAGCTTCGATACCATGCTCGAAGCTGACTCTTACGCCAATCAGCGTGAAGATTCAGAAGGTACTGAATACACGGTTTCGGATAGCCTTTCTTAATATGTACTTCCATGCAACCAGCGACGACCTTCGAAGGATGGCACACCTGATTAGCGAACTCCAAGCTCAGAGCATCACGTTCGACATTGTACGCGAGAGCAATGGGTATGTATTAACAATTAAATCATTTCATTAATTAGCGATAGGCGCGAAACGTCTGGAAACTCAGCAATAAACTGAGTGGAGTTCGAAACTTCAATCGCGGTTGTAACCTAGTTACTGGACATCCCTGAATAAACAGGGCCGACGTTCGAAGCGTCTCCCGCGACCATCTTTCTTTGATTTAAAAACTCAACCAACTGTTCACGAGTAAATCCATTCTTGGCATAGTTAATGCTAAGGCACACAAACTCAACATTGCCCCGCACATATCCTTTGGTAGCATTAATACAATCTAAGGATAATGTAGTAGGCGAACAATATTCTTCTCTGCCGCCTGTACTTCCTTTTGGTCGGTGATGAGTTGGTATTGGAAACGTCATTGGAATATTCATGTAAGGGCAGATTCCCTTTTGAGCTTCCCATAGTTGTTTTAGATAATGGGCGTCCAAATCAAAATCCTTTCTTTTTTGTGTTGCACGTTTGCGAGCGCCGTTTAGCACGTATCGGAACGGAGAGTACAAAGTAACACACTCTTGGGTACAATAGAAATTATGTGCATTTCTTTTATTACTTTGGTTATAGGTCTTCCTTTCCTTTTGGAATGTACATCCACAGTTCCCACAGGTTAGGGTCACGAATTGTTTAGCGTTCTTTCTCATACATAAATTTACATTAAACAGTAGCGATTGGGAAAAGAAATAACTTGCCACCATATTTAATTCGTGGAGTGCTCGATAGGAATCCGTGTAAAGACAAATAATGATAACAGCGGGGTTAGTGGGGGTTGTTGACGTTTCAAATATACAGTTTGGACCATGGAACGCTGTGTTGTGGTTACTTGCAATAGTTTGTTTGGGGTTGGGGATTGCTTTTGTGTTAGCTGAGGATAGAGATATATTCTAATAGATAGGAATATAAAGTTGGACAAATAAGACTATAGTGCTATCCGGGCGGCCCGGTCGTGTAAGAAAGATATAAAAATCCCTTGCATTAGATTAAAAACCTGTCATATTAAAAACATGACGAACACAAAACGCATCCGCAATCCTTCCACCGCTCGCCTACATGTCGCCCTCGATGTCGTGGCTCAACTCCTTTCGAATGCTCTGAGAGCTTCTGGTGGGAGTATTTTCGGGATTAACATTAAGTATAAAATCATGGACGCTCGCTCGTCTGAGAGCGGGAAGGATTTTCTTTCAACACTCGTGAAACCTAATCGGCGTTGCGAGGTTTGTGCAAAGGGAGCGCTCATTGTCGCGCATACGCTCCGTTTCAACGAGCTAACGATTGACGACCTCGGGGAAATGGAAGAATCTGCTAAAACACATCAACTGCCCGAATTTCCCAAGCATATGATGGCCGAAATCGAAACGCTTTTCGAGGGGCGCGTTTTTGATTGGAACTTGCCCTTTTTCAGCGAGAAGAGTCTCAAAACCCTTAACACGTACAACGAAAAAAATCTCAAGTGGCTCCCACCCTCTGACCGCTTGATTCACATCATGGGCCTACTTATCAAGAATCGCGGCCACTTCGTTCTCCTCGGCAAGCTGCCGAAAAAGAAGTAATCAACTTCAACTCCTACAAAAGGGCGAGCAGCAATGCTCGTCCTTTTGTTTTATCCGGGCCGCCCGGCTGCTTGGCACGCAATGTGCTCTATAGCATCATCCGTGCCATCGAATAATTAATAAAACCCCTTGCACTCCCCGCAATCTCTGGTATAGTCTCTTATATGTCACTAAAGCTTCTCACCATTAACGCGGACGCGAAAACTGTAAAGGGTATTAAGAAAGGATATTTGACTGGTATCCTGTACCTTGCTCCTTCGGACGAATCGGGTGCAATGAATGTTTGCCCTCATGCATCGGTCGGTTGTCGGCTCGCTTGTCTCTATACTGCGGGGCGCGGGCGCTTCCAAGCAACGAAGGATGCGCGAATCAAGAAAACGCATTGGTTCAAAAATGACCGCGCGGGTTTCTTGGAACAATTAGAATGGGACATTGCCGCTCTGGTTCGCAAGGCAAAGCGGATGAATCTTATTCCCGCCGTTCGCTTGAATGGAACCAGTGACCTCCCATGGGAGAATTTCGGCATCATGTTTGCCTTTCCTGATGTTCAATTTTACGACTACACGAAAAACCCTAAGCGTGCAATCGCATACGCGCAGGGGAAAATGCCGTCGAATTATCATTTGACTTTTTCCCGTTCGGAAAATAACGGTGCGAAAGCGGAATTGATGGCTCAACTTGGCGTAAACGTCGCCGCTGTCTTCTCCTCGAAAAATCTCCCCCCTACTTATTACGGCGTTCCAGTAGTTAACGGGGATGAAAGCGATTTGCGCTTTTTGGACAATCGCGGTTGTGTGGTCGGCCTCTATGCGAAAGGCAAAGCGAAAAAGGACGCGTCTGGATTCGTCATTGCAGCATAAGGCGTGCCATATGTTTGAAATATGCGTCGGCGCGATTGTGTTTGTCCTATGGTATCTTCGAAATAAATAAAACAACTTGGCACGGCGATTGCTTCAAATAAGCGGTCGCCGTTGCCTTGGGTCCGGGCCGCCCGGATTTATTGAAAGTATTTGTTGACATATATGAAAGCGATGCTATAGTACGAATATGACCGAAGGCGTTATCTCCATCAATGCTAAGTGCTCTGATTTATTCAGCGCCACACTCACAGACAAGGGCGGAAACTTCAAAGGGGAGTATGACGGATGTGTTCCTTCGGTGATGCCCGGTAATCATTACGGGGACTATGTTGAACTCCGTATCGACATCGCAACCGGAAAAATTCTTAATTGGAAGCGCCCCACTCAAAAACAACTCGACGATACATTCAAAAAAGATTGACACTGAGAAAAATTCAGCTATCTTAAACCTATGCTACTCAAAAAATTCACAACCGGCTATGTAACGCAAGTATTCGATACGGACAAAAGAGAGTTTATCTCGCAGGATTTTACGGCTGCGAACGGTGAAGTCGATTACGAGGACGAAGATGGGAACGCTATCGGTTGCGATTCGTTTCTCGACAAGGGGGGCGATGAAGTCTATCTCCCATTTGAAATGAAGCAACCCTATGGTGCCACGGATGAAAGCGAAATGGATTTGCCAGCGAACAACCAAGAGGAATTGGTTAACAACCTTATCGGTGTCGCATGGCCCGTTCTGGACGCCAATGGTGGTGACAAAGGAGCCGTCAGGGACGCGTTTGATAACGCGGTCGATTCATGGGAGCCCGCACCGCAGGAATAAATACAAGTAAGACTAAATAGGAGCCACGCCAAATAGCGCGTGGTATCCTGTCCAGCCGGGCGGCCCGGACCATAGCATTTACCGTACCATGCGAGGCTGAAAGATTTTGTAAAAAATTGTTGCGTTCCATCAAATATCCTGTATTATTCACGTATATGAAAGCTCATCCGGTCAAGTCTCTTATCGAATCCATCAAATCCCTCGCGAACACTGGCGCTCGCTTTGTCTCTCTCCGTTACACTTCCAAGGGAAGCGGCGAGACGGCGGTGCATAACGTCCTTTTGGGCGTCAACCTTGTTCGCGCGTACAAGCGCGATTTGGCAATCCTCCGCGCCAAGCTTCCCAAACTGACCGGCATCGACGCGCAAGCGTGCAGCGAAATGATTGCTTCCCTCGCGAAGTCGCTGGAAGTCGGCATCGGCAATAACCCCGCGTACACGCAGAAGGATACATACGTCACCATCGCGCCCGGTGTGAAGCTGGACCCTGAGAATGGTTCGCTGTACGTATACGGTTTCAGCGTTGGCAAGACTGTGCTGGTTCCCGGCGAACACAAGCATGTAAATTCCCAGCCGAAAACGCTGGCGAAAAAGAAGCTTGGCAAGCTTTTGAAGTCAACTAAATTCCGGCAGTATGCGGTTTCCGAATTGTCGGTCGCGAAGCTCGACGGTCGCAAGCTGGTTTTCGCCTAGTCTTTCCTGCGGTTGTTTGGCAAAGTGGCACAGTAGCAAATACTGTGCCACTTTGTTTTTATATGCCGGGCGGCCCGGAAATACTTTGAGATTTATGTTGCATTTTTAAAGGCATCTGGTATCTTACTCACATGAATTTCAACGGGTGCGTAACTCAATGGCAGAGTCTAGTTTTGTGAGTTCGATTCTCACCGCATCCACTTCTTTATATGTCTGTAAATCCTAAACTATCATTCCGACGCGCCAGAAACCATGCGCGATGCGAAAAGCGCAGGGATGCACGCCGTCAAGAGAAGATAGACCGTCGCAATGGTAAGAACGGCAATGATGAATGTTATCATTGTGGAAGGAGGATGACATGGTGCTCTTGTTGTGAAATGTATTCTCGTAATTGTTGTGTAGATTATGGAACCTGTCAATGTTCGTAATAACAACGGCAGTATCCGGGCGGCCCGGCACTTAGCAGATAGCGTGCCATGCAGCCCACAAAGATTTTTGCAGAAAGTTGTTGCCTAATTCGTGGCGCGTGATATTCTCCTATCCATGACAACGAACGATTTGAAAAAAGGCACCATGGTTCAACTTCGCAATGGCTGGAGGGCCAAGCTGGAAGATAATAAAAAGGGCAATACCCGCGTGGCTACCGTTTACGGATTCGAGACGGAAATTGGCAGCGTTTATGCTCACGACATTATGACTGCCAAAATCGACGGCAAGACCGTTGCCATCGAGCACACTCCCGCGCAATTGAAGTGCAAGAATTTCAGCGATTCGTTTTTCGGCTAAAAAATATCTTGCCAAATCGCCGCTAACTGATACTCTCCTCTTATGAAAAAAACGATTGAACTGTATGGCGCATCCCTAATGCTCGCCTTTACGGAAACCGATACGGAAGCTTTGAAGCGCGAAATTTACGGTCTGTATAATAGCGGCATCGTTTGCGAGCCGCCCGACGATTATGACCCTGAGACGGATACGCATGTCATCGTCACAACGAACAAAGGGCGTTTACGTAAAGCGTTCCAAGCGCAGGCTGAAATCAAACTCCTACGCGATGCGGACTATCGCCGCAGTATCAAAGGCAAACCGGGCAGCGTGTTTCTGACAGACGCATCCGCGCTTGCGCCTAAGCTGGCGGTGGAGTTTCTCAAAAGCTTTGAGCGCGTGGAATCTGTTTACTCTGCCAATTACGGCAGACAAGAAACCATGTCGCCCTACAAGCAAGGCGAGATTCACGATTTCGGATTTCATAATTTTGTTTCCGAATAAACCTTTACAAATCACAAAAAACACCTAATATAAAACCAATATGGCAAACAAGCAAACCCGCTCCCTCATCAAACTCCAACTCTGCACAAAGGTTGGAAAAGGCATCAATACCGGGAACGATTCCGGTGAATCCAATGCAATCTCCAACGAGGCGCTGACATTTCAGCCGCGTCCCAAGGTCAAGGGCCGCGCCGTTGACTCGCACGGCGAGCGCGAGAAGTCGGGCAAGAAGCCGTGGCGTGGACAGGGAAATCCCCTCGGGCGCGACTAATAGCAAATAGGATGAAACGGGGGCGGTGCAAATAGAAATGCACCGCCCCTAAATAATGCACAGACCGGGCCGCCCGGAAGTTAAAGTGCGAGTTTAATTTCAACTTGCGACTTGAACTTGGCACGAAAATTGTTGTGGACATTTTGGTTATATCTGATATATTGTTCCTATGAAGCGAGCCAAGCTTAAACCCCTTTCGACAAACGCCGAATTGATTTCATCGCGTCGTGCGCCAGTCCATAAGCCGACGCAAGGCCACAAATGCCGCATGGCCTACAACCGCAAAGACCGCTCTTGGGCCAATGACTAAGCTTTACCATAAGGACATATACTTGCCAGAAAAAGCCGTCGAATTGGCAACTGGCGTGTATGTTCTTTCTCTTACGAATCATGCAATGGGCGCATGTCGTAATGATAGGTACGGCGACATTATTCCTCCTACTCATTTAAGGGTAGATAAGAGAAACATAATAGAGTTAGAAGTAAACATTTACGGTCAGCCTACAAAGGTAGTTTGTCGCCTACCTTATGATAGCAGGAATGATATTTGTATCGTGGCAGCAATGGAGCCGCGTTGTCTATCTGTTAGATGTAAAACACTATGGCTTAATCGTAAAGACGATACACATAGAACATTAGATAGGTCCAAATACGATTCTAAATAGTGACGTTGGACCGGGCGGCCCGGCGGGGTGTAGCAGGAACCGTGCCACGTAGCGTCTGGCTCTGCCATAAAAAGTTTCAATTAAAACGAAAAATCTATTGCCAATTAGAATAAACCTGCTAAAGTAATGACAGTTCGATAAACGAACTAAACAAAACAAAGCAAACTAAAATCCTATTATGCACGGCATCGTCAAACCAATCGACAAAGTATTCTCCATCGTTTCCCCTGAGTGGCACGGCCTCGCGGACGTTGTTCCTTCGCTGGACCGCGAAACCATCAAATCTCTCCTATTCCCCATCGTCACGGGTTCAATCGCTGTGACACTCGACGGCACCGCCGTTGTCATGGGCAATCACAAGGCGCTCGTGGCCGATATGCGTTCCCGCGTGGAAGACTTCGCGGGTACTGAGTGGGAAGCGGGCCTCGTTCCCCTTCACATCCCGAAGCAATCTTACCGCCCTATCGAAAACGGCGAATTGTGGGATGCGATGGTAAAGGCACTCCATGGCGTGGACGCTACCGTGTCATGCGTCGGCACCCTCGAAGCGGGCAAAAAGTTCTTCATTTCCGCTGACCTTAACGGGCACAATGAATTGAAGGGACCGCGTGCGGATAAGTTCCTTTGCAATCTCAACTTCATCACATCGCATGATGGCACCCTCGGCGTGCAAGCGTACGATTCAACCGTGCGTATCGTCTGCATGAATACCCTGCGCTGGTCCCTGAATGCGGCGGGGGAAGTCGGCTTCAAGGTGTATCACACCCAAAAAGCGGACGTTGCAATGGCGAACCTTGGCAACCTCGTGAATCAAGTGCTCATCGGGCGTGCGGCTTTCACTGATGCCATGGGGTATTTGGATTCCGTTGCGTGCGATGCGGAAACTGCTCGCCTTGTGGCGCTTGGCTATCTCACGTCCCTGAATGCGGACAAGGGCAAGCTCTCCACGCGCACGCGGAATGCGGCTGATGAAATCGCGCTTCTCTTCGCACGCGGGCAAGGCAATCGTGGCGCAACGCTGTATGATTTGCTTAACGGCGCAACGGAATACTGGACAAGCGGGAGCGGCACGGGCAAGACTGGCGATGCGGCAAGCAAGGCGTATCGGGGTCAATTCGGGACCGCTGCGGACCACAAAAACGACTTCTGTAATCTCCTGCTGGGGGGAGCGGATGTCATCGCGAAGGCAAAGGAAGCGGGCAAGAAAGCGGATTCGCTCGTGATTCATGCGGATACCGCCATCGCATAACTGAGAAGTTCTCAGGTTTGGGAACCCCGTTCTTAGAAATAAGAACGGGGTTTCTCATTTTTGAGAGGTCGCCGGGCCGCCCGGACGTTTTATCAGTACGTGGCATGAAAGTTGTTATAGACATTTAGGATATATCTGATATAGTTTCGACCATGGACGCCATTCCTACCCTCTACCGAATCACCGAGGAAACGCTTTGGCCGCTAATTGAAAAAGCTATTCTCAAGTACGAAATAGATTTCAGGATGCCCAAAATTGAATTTGGAATCCGTGGCAGGATAGCTGGACGTGCCTTTTTAGGACAGAATAGGATTCAGTTTAATGAACAACTGTTTTGTGAGAACGTCCAGTATTTCAAACAAAACACTATCGGCCACGAGTTTGCACATTTAGTGGCATTCGAAGTTTATGGCTCGGAGGGTAGCGGGCACGGACCGCGCTGGAAACAAGTCATGCGCGATTTAGGTTTGGCTCCCAATCGTACACACGGATTGAATGTCACTCTCGCTCGTGCGACTCGTCAATTTCGTTATATTTGCGCCTGCCAGAAATTAACGCTTGGGGTTGTACGTCATCGTAGGTTTCAAATGGGTGTTGCCTATCGTTGCGGAAAGTGCAAAAAAACCCTTGCATTCCTGCACGAAATCTAATACCTTTCAACCATGCACTTAGTTATCATCATTCACGAAAAGTACGTTTCATATCGTCTCGGAATCGAAACCAGCGGAAGCATCCTGCATGATGGTACGTTGTCAACCTTGCGTGCGAAAATCAGATACATTTTGCACTTCGTTCCCCACACAACCGAAGAAATCATTTTCGATTAACATGGCTAAATCAATTCAATCCGGTAAATCCGCTGCCTTCAAAATCAAAGGCTACGGCGGGAAAGAATACACTGGACGCGGAATCGTTCAAGAATTTATCGAACGTGGCGGGGCGCTTGTGGAATTGACAAGCGATGATTTGGGCGGATTCGGAACCTATCGCAAAGGCGACGTTGTTCGGATTATGGATGACGAATTTATTTGCACCTAATGGACGCAATACAAAAGAAAAAGGGCGTGCCATTTAGTACGTCGCGCAGTCAGGAAAAGACGAATAAGAAGCGCACAAATAGCGCCCGCAGGCAAGACGGAAAGAAGAAGATAGAAATAGACTCATGGGAGCGACGGTATCGCTGGTAACAGCAGGCCGGGCCGCCCGGACTTGAGGTTATAAAATGCTGCGCGTGGGGAGACTCGAACTCCCTAAGCAAAGCTGCCAATCTCACGAATCGTTTGAAACTAGCATATCTTGTGCCCTCAATGACCCAACGTAAAAACTAAAATCAAAAGCGGCCTGTGCCTGTTACCGAGACATCTCACTAGGTTGACGCTTGGACATGACTTTTGCAGCGCCTTTGATTTTAATTCTTTCGTCCGATTTTATTAGGCTCATCGGGAACCTTTTACTTTCTAAAGCTTAACAGTTTTTGCTGGCAACGCAAGGATTATTTTATAAGTCTTTGAACTTTCTTGCGTTTATCTGCTCTTTCGCGAGCATAAATTATTTGATAGTTGCGAAGCTGCCGCCTTCAATGAAAAATGCTTCGTTGCGGTCGCTGTTCCATCCGATGAAGGTATAGTTGCGGCCCTCGTATTGCAAGACTTTTTTGCAAATCTTTTTAACATCGTCCCAGCCATTCGGAACGTCCAAATGCAAACGGTCGCGCTCGCCCGCGTGCGTAATGTGGCGAACGGGAATCAATTTAGGAGCAATCTTTGCGGTAGCCATGAGAGAACAATATCAGATAATATGAAAAAGTCCACAACAATAATCGTGCCAATAAGCCAGCAAACCGGGCGGCCCGGACTGTAAAAGCCCACATATGTAATTCATTTAATTAAACCCGATAGGAATCGAACCTATATCACGGCCATCGTCATTGCCGTCATGGGCTTGCGCCGAACAATCTTTTCAGATTCGGATGTTGCCTTTACACTACGGGTTTAATCAATAAAGAACTGACTGGCGAGGGTGACAATCCAAATTTGAAACCACTATCAAATTTCATGCGCTGTCACTAGGCAAACTTTATCGGCTGACAATTTACGAATCTGTTTGCTTTCTTCTTATGCCGTCTGTCGCTACAGCAGAGAAAGGCGTTCATTCGCGCTCTCCCCGCCAGTCAATTCTCTATTCCGATTTTAGGTCCAGTCGAAACCGGATTGCAAGGTCATCGGGAACTCGCTCTTAACTTCCTAAAGAGTATCAGATATTCCCTCGCGTGCAACAAAAATCAAAAACAATAAACATGCCAATAAGACAACAATCGAAGAACCGGGCGGCCCGGAGATTGTCCAAGGGGCGTGGCACCGAGGTTTATTGCCACGCCCCTTTCTGCACTTGGCGCAAGATTCCAAGATTTTCGCACCTAGCTTTTTTCTTATATCCCTTGCGCTCGCAAGGTTTAAGGTCGCTCTTCTTTCAGCCAGCGCGTTTTAGGATTTTGACGCGCTGTGAGCCTTTTACTTCTTTCGCTCCCTTAGATAGCTACTGCGCTCCGCAGACTATCCTACAGGGTGACATCTAGCCGAATGTTGATGGATACTCCATAGTTACATTTAAAAGTTGAATCTCAATTTATATTCTAAGTGCCAACAAGTAGGTTTAGTAGAGGAAGTTACTCACCCCCTTTCGCAAAATCAGTCAACTTAGACATGATAAACATACGGATGAAATCGTATCGCGCAATAATAATATCGCGCTTTTCGCCTTCATATACTGCAAACCCCTTGGAGAAATTAACCGCATCACGCGCAGTAGCTAATGCAGTAGCGACTTCTTCGGGCGAAAGGGATTCGAGATATTCAACACTCAGAAGATTCATAAGAGCAATCTATCAGGACTTCCGAAGATTGCAACAAAAATCTTCACAAATCATTTGGCACGTTCCATGCTGCCGGGCGGCCCGGACTGTATAAACGGAAACACCCCGCGCATGAGCAACGCGGGGTGTTTCACTTTTATTTCAATATGTAAAATAAATTTTGCGTAGTTTTAGTTCTTCATGTTTTGGCTCCTCCATAGCCTTCTTATGAGTCTTTACCTTAGCGGGATTTCGTTACTAGTCAATCTTTAATTCGGCGCACGCATCGTTAACTTGCTGAGTTGCCCGAATCCATAGAGACATATTCCCCTGATAGAGAAACGGAAGTAATTCACGAATCTCCCGTAGATAGGTAACGGCAAACCCTTGCGGGTCATTCTTCACGATGTCAGCCGTATTCGATATACAGTCAGCGAGTTTCACGGTCTGAGATTCGGGCGCTGTCAGACCTAAACGCTCACATTCCTTTCGCTTGCGTGTGGCGCGATTCCATTGGGGGTATGCTGACTTCGTATATAAATCGGTCAGGTCCAGAACGAATCCAGAAACCCGAGAGCCGAATCTTTCCTGAATCAGTCCGATGGAATAAAAGGGATTTTCTGGCGTGACATCTTCCGCAAGGTCATGGAGATGCGCGGCTGCGATGACCGCAACGTCATCAGTTACTTGTGAAACGATACGCGCGACTTCATCAGTATGGTGCCAATACTCGATTCCGGTCCATTTGCGAACCTGCTGAATCGAATCATGTGCTTCATGGGCGAGAGCTTTCGCGCCTTCGACAATGGAAAGATTTTGCGTCATGGGTAGAATTTAACAGAAAATTGTGAGCGGTCAAGGAAAAAATTAGAAAAATAACTTATCTAAAGGTTCTAAATACTAATATAATACTATCTACGGGCCGCCCGGTAAAAGCAAACAGCCACCCGAAAAGGTCGGATGGCTGTTTGCGGGTTGCGTAGGAAATTAGCAGAAGCGTTCGACAAAGAGTTTCGCTTCCAAGAGAGAGTTGGCAAGCTCCCTAGCTTTCGCGTCATATGCGTTGGATAGGTTGTACTGTTGAGCGAACGCGCGCACTCCTTTGATTGCGCCGATTTTCATTCCGGGGTTTGCTTTGAGATAGTCGCGCACGACTTTTTCCGCCTGCTTCTCGAACGGAAGAGGTTTGAGCTTGCGGGATTTGGGCGCGTTCGCGAGGGTGGAAACGAAAAGCTTGCGAAAAGTATAGGACTCGCACAGGATTTCATTTGCTTGGTCTTCAGTGAATGTAAGAGTGATGTCAGCCATGAGAGAAACATATCAGAACTATCCCAAATGTCCACAAATTTGTTAATATAATTTCCATAGCGCCGGGCGGCCCGGACGATAGCACAAAGCGTGCCAATTGGTTTTTAAAAGTATTTGTTGACTTGTGACACAAAAGCGCGTAGTGTTTGTGCATGAAAATCTTTTCGCTCTTGTGGCTGTTCCCATATGGTGCATTTTGCAGCGGTAACACGGAAGTTGCTTGCTTTCGTGGCCTGTATCTGGAGGATGCAATCGACGCTTTTCGTGCGCGGGTTCCCATGTTGGACGATTTTGGATATTTGAAGGATGGGGAATTTTCTTGGGTGATTGCCGAAAGCTATTGACAATCGCGCCATTTCTGATACATTCTCCTCATGGCTAATTTCTATCAAGTCGGCGGTTGCGTGCGTGATTCCATTCTTGGCATCCGTTCAAAGGATATTGATTTTAGCGTAGAGGCTGAAAGCTACGCGGCTATGCGTGCGGCAATTGTGGAGCGTTGCGGCGGCGAGGATGCGATTAAGGTTGAACACGAGGAATTTGTGACAATCCGCGCCATTGACCCAAAACTTGGGGGCGTTGACTTCGTTTTGTGTCGCAAGGAAGGAACTTATTCGGACGGTAGGCGTCCCGATAGCGTAGAAGCTGGCACGTTGCTGGATGATTTGGCACGGCGCGATTTTACGATGAATGCCATTGCACGCGCTGAGGATGGCACGCTCATTGACCCTTTCAACGGCCAAGCGGATATTGCTTGCAAGCTTATTCGTTGCGTGGGCGATGCACGGCAGCGTTTTATGGAAGACCGTTTGCGTGTATTGCGTGCAATTCGTTTTTCCATTACAAAGGGTTTTACCCTGCAAATGGATACACGAGCGGCTATCAGCGAATTTAGCGATTTGCGCGGCGTTTCCGTTGAGCGCGTGCGTGAGGAGCTTTTGAAGTGTTTCGAGTGCAACACAATCGCCACCTTGCAAGCGTTGGACGAATTTCCGCTTTTGAAGTTGACTTGTTTTTCTGGCAAGCTATTCTTGAAACCTACTATCAAACCATGAAATGGCAACCAATAGAAACCGCCCCTAAAGACGGGACACTAATTTTAGGGTGTTCCGATGGTCCATGGGTAGAATCGTGGGAACAGAGTAGAGCGCCCCAAACTATTTCATTTCGTTCTTTCCATCCTAATGCTCCCGGCAAATTACAATGGAGAGATAAAGTCGGCCACCCTGTTTTTTGTAAGTATTGGCAACCATTACCTAGCTATCCATGATAATCGAAATCGAAATCAAATCCAACTATGGGCGCGAAGCTATCTATGCTATCAATCCCGTGCAAGCGCGTTCGCTTTCTCAGCTAACGGGCCAAAAGACATTAACGCGGGCGAATGTTATAGCGTTACATGATTTGGGTTTTAAGTTTGAAGTAGCCGCGAATAAGATACCTTCGTGGATGCCAGATAGTGAGGTATTCGATACGCGTATAGTATGATACTTATCGCGATAGGTATAGTCGTCTATATTCTTTACCGAATGCGAAACTCATGATAGCCTAATAAGCTATTGACCGGGCGGCCCGGTATTTCTATTGACTTTTTCGTGGATTATGTCATATTTAACGCATGTTCGGATTTGAAGACAGAGACCCCGATAAATTCGAGGCGTTTGAAAATTTGCCACCAGAATTTTGCGAGCGTGATTTTTTGTTAGCAGGTCGCTCAGTGTATGGAAATATAGCGGCATTCCGTGGGCGAGCAATCATATATGCATGGTGGTCGCCATACGGAGGAGAAGGTAATAGTATTAAAGCGTTACAGGAGATTCGTAAACATTATAACTATATAGAAGTGTTCGATGCTTGCAATGAATCGTATTGGAATCTTATGCTAGATAGAGGTCTGATTGAGGAAATGAACTAATAAGGTATTAGTACGGGCGGCCCGGACGTATGGAAATTATATTGAAATTTCTGTTGCACTCTGCGGCATTTCTGATATGTTCTTTCTCATGGCAACCAAATCCACTCCCGCAGTCCCGAAGGGCTTCATCGCCCTTGTCAACTCCACCCGTTCCAAGAATAGGCTCGCGAGCTTGTATCATTCGCTCCTCGGCGGCAAGTTCCGTGCCAGCAACCCGAAAACCATCCGTCGCCAGCGCCGTGCGCTTCGCGACCGTATCAGCACCGTGGGCCTTCCCATCCTCTTCTCGTAGCCGTAACCGCGAGGGTGGCGCTGCTCATGCGTCACCCTCGCAAACTCTATCATGCACCCCGACTATATCAACCCCTATTTCGCGCTTGCGATTTGTATTCTACTTATCGCATTTGTGGCAAGAAAAAAATATGACCGATAATGCTTTTTACATGGGTCCGAAAGTTTATTTCACTATCGACGGTGAGATACGTACCTTTACCGAAGCAAAGAAGCATCTTATCAATGAAGGTTTTACGCAAGATGAAGCTATCACCTATCTCAATAGCCTAATAGGAAACGCCAAATAGCCTAATAAGCTATCTCCGGGCCGCCCGGTTGCCAGACCACTCCGCGTTGGCGTGAGTGGCTGGTGTTGAAATTTATTCGCCCCCGAAAAACTCAGGCGGTTCGCACTGGTCCTCCCATTCGCGAGGCTCGCAATCGTCGAGACAGGAATCCTCCATGTCATCGGGACGCTCATCCTCCGGGTCAGGCGCGTCCTCGAACGGGGTGAAAGAATGTTGATAGCTCATATAGGAGTAAGATATAATATCGCGGCGAAATTGCAACAACTATTTCAAAATATCTTTTGTGCTAATATGGCACACCACTTGCTAACTGCCGGGCGGCCCGGAACCAACTCCGCGCACGTTGCGGAATTGCAGCCGTGCGCGAAGTGGATGAGCTAAATTTTATGAGCGGTAATGGCCCTGATAAATCCGAGCGTGTTGCTCGCGATACATGGACTCGATTTCATCATCGGTCGGAATGTTGGGCGCAACGTCGCGATAGACTTCGCGCAAAACAGCTTCGCGCTCCTCATGGTCTATGTCGCCCGCGATGGCGTTTTGAGTGTTTTCGGTGAATTGGTAAAGTTCGTTGCTCATGGGAACAAGATAGCAGGGTAATAATGTAAATCAAGAGAAATCTTAATATAATTTCCAGAACCGGGCGGCCCGGATTGCAAGAATGAGAATCCCTTTTCGGGGATTCTCACTCCTGAGACTAGCGGCCTTCCGCCATGTCTAATTCGCGATAGTATGCGTCCATCGCGTTTTGTTCGGCACGGTCATACCGTTCCTCTCTGAGGGATTGGTAGATTTGTTCCGCAATGATTTCCTCGTCCTCGCGCGTTAGAGGAATATCGTTTCCATCTATGTCCTCAGCACCTTCCAAAAGGACTTCATTTGAATCAACTTCGAAAAAGGCCGTAACGAGAATCCGCTTTTCATCGCGGAAGATATGGACTTGTGCGCTGTCACGATTGGTTTTGCTCATGCGTAGAATCTACGCCGTGGTTACATCGGATGCAAGGTTTATTTTGAATTATTTTCGTTCGTAATATGGCACGGTCCATGCTAGAGGCCGGGCGGCCCGGAATTGTTGTCGCGGTGGCATGAAACTTGTTGTGGACTTTTATAAGAATTTGTCTATTATATCCCCTATGAGCAAACTGTTTTTCAGACTGGAAAACGAGACAGGACAAGGCGTATATCATGCGATTTGTGACGATTCTATTTTTAATCGTTTCGGATTCAGTACCAAGGATTGCCCCCGCCATCCGTTGCCAAGCAACGATAGCAAGTTAGCAGCCGCTTGCAGACTTGAGGGAATAGATATATATCTCAATTTCAATTCCGATTATCGTTTCGGGTTTTCGTCTTTTAAGCAATTTCGTTCGTGGTTCTATTCGGACGGATTGCTTCGTAAGTTAGGCGAGTTAGGAATATATCTAAACGTCTATTCGTTGCCCTGCTCTTATGGGTCTGTCTATTTAGAGGGTAATACACAAGCGGCAATGCGTGCGGAGTTCCATTCTAAGCAATACATGGTTGCTTCTATTAACCTATCTAATCTGTTCTAATAAGGTACTAAATAGTATTATACGACTATAAGCCGGGCGGCCCGGACGTGGCACGGAACCTGCTGAAAGCAAGTCCCGCCCACATGAGCTAATCTATAAAATCAGGAAGTGTGCCGCTGAGGTAAATCTTTTTCATATTCCAGCACAAATCGCACACGAGGTCAATGAGATTGCGGCTCTCGTTTTTAAGCATCATTCGTGCCACTTCGCGCTCTATCGGAGAAATGTCAACCTCCATTCCTAAATCGTTTTCGCGGCTGATTCTCATTCCTAAGAAGTAGCCTCTCAGAATTGACAAATCCTCACCATCAATCCAAATGGTACGAATTTTAGAAGTAGGAACCAATCCTTCCTCATTCCGTGTAGCAACCGCCCCACCCATATTCAGACATGAATAATCGGGCGAAACTTCGTCATCTTCCAACTCAACCTCAACCACAATGCGGCGACAATCTTTTGCAGTAGCGACCGCAAACATGGCAGAATCAGATGCCCGCTGGAACGCATCATCATGGAATTGGCGCGGCTCACTGTCGTAATCCTCGCAATTAGCTTTCGCAAGCTCTTTAGGCGACCAGAAATACACACTGTCATCCTCGCTCACGGTCCAGTTTTTTTCACCCGCTCGCAAGCCATTTTTTAGAATGTCCTCTAAATGGTCTGCACTTGTGCCATGGTAGTATATCGCGCTCATTGGGAATAAGATAGTTTGATGCGAAAAATAGTCAACCTAAATACAAAACAAGTTTCATGCCAATAAGCCAGCAAACCGGGCGGCCCGGACGCAGAAAACCGTGCGCATGGCACGGTTCCTGTTTTGACTATCGGTTGGCGCGTTCCTCGTGAAGCTGTTCAAGCTCCTCGGAATCGACCTCGCGGCACCATGATGCACGCGCGGACCTACGCGCAGACGGTCCCCACGGTTTCGGTCCAAACGCATCTGCCCACGCTGCGGCCTCAGAAGTCCCCTCGCCAAGGAGACAATTGCCGGAACGTGCGGAAGGGGTTTCGATAATGAATGTGCTCATAGAAGAAAAGTAGCTCCAAGCAAATCCAAATGCAAGCTAAATACAAAACAAAAATCGTGCCAATAAGCGATAAAACCGGGCGGCCCGGATAGTGCTATAAAGCTATCTACCGTGTTACCGGCGTGCGGGTTTTAGTTATTTACTTATCTACTTGCTCGCTACGAATAGCACACAAGCAATAGCGCATAGGCTGAATATCATGCTATTGTAGCGTTTTACGCAATGCGCGGCGGAGGCGAATGCGGGCGATTTCGGCTTTGATTTCTTCGATGGTAGGGTTTTCGTTTGCGTCCATATAGAGTATTAGGTTATGGCGCGTAGCGTATAACACGATACGCGCCATTGTTAACTAGCCAATCACGTACGATTTTGGCATGGCGGCGACGATTTTCGCAACGATGGGCGCGAAGTCATCGGGCGAGTTGTAGATATTGTCCCCGTAGTCAAACCCTTGCGCTGTGCTGCCATCCAGACCGGGAAGGATGGTAATGCTCAACGTTACACAGGGTTCCGAAACATGATTGAACTTCCACATATCGCGCCGTACGCAAATGCTGCGGGAGGGTAGAAGCGCCATTAAGGTTTTCCGCGCACGCGCGGCTGTCATGGTTTTGGGTTTCTTGCTCATAGGTAAGAAGATAGCCGCAGACCGTTTGCTTGTCATGTTTTATTTCGATTATTTTGCGTAACAAGTTTCATGCCACGCAACGAAGAACCGTATGATGGCACGAATGTTGTTATAGCAGGATGCGTGCCATGCGCGGTTTATTCGATATTTGGCACGCAACTTTATTTTCGATATTTTGAAGATTTCGCGTGACAAGTAAACGGTCTAGTGTGATTATTCGCGTATGAGCAATTCCAAACATACCTACCGTGACGCACGCGGACGTTTCGCGCGTCGTCCTTCCATGCCTGCGCGTCTTATCAAATCCAGCATCTATCGCGCAAGTGGGAAGCTTGCGCGTTTCACCGGCGACTATAGCAACGGCGTTCCCGTATTCTCCGCGCATGGAGAACGTTTCGCCTCGTTGCAAGTGGCAACGGTGGAGCGTGACGCGGTGATGGCATACCTTGGCAGATAGTCAACATGGCGCTTGCATCGCAATGGTGCAAGCGCCGACTATAACACTATATGTTAAAAGTCTCACTCTCAGTCCGTTCCTATGCATCATGTATTGTAGCATTGAACGCTAGCATCCGCGCCCAATGGAAACGCCGTAATAGCTATGATGCGTATTGCGCTCGTAAGAGCATACGCGACGATATAACAGCATTGCGCGAGATTCGCGCGTTCTCGTTATAGTCTATTACGTTATAAGTACAAAGCGCCTTAGCTGCTAATACGCTAAGGCGCTAATAAGGCTATACGGCTATCCGGGCCGCCCGGACTATCATATTTGAGAATCACTATCATATCTGCGACAACACGTATCGTGCCACATACGATTGTTTCAGTATGTGGCATGAAACTTGATTTGTAAGTATTACTTGCCATGCTTGTGCGATAAGGTTATTGTGCTGGCATATGAGCGCAATCCTATTCGATACAACCATACCCGCAGTCACGCCCGCGAGCGAAATGTCGCTTGCCGATAAGAAAGCAGAACTCGCCGCCATTCGCGCACGTCGCGCGTTGCGCGTCGGGTTGAATACGCTTTCCACGCCCGCGTTCGTTCGCAATCGCGGACGTTGCGAGGACGCTCCCTGCTGCGGCTGCTGCTAGTCTTTTAGCTAGTTTGATGGACTATAAAAACGCCTGTCACCATTGCAAGATAAGACGTTCTAGCTAATTACCTACTTAACTCAATGATATTCGTATTGTGTGCTATCGCGTGCGGATTTTACCTATGCAAGTAGCATAGCGTTCCAAATAGTATAGTGCGCTAATAACGTATTATGCTATCGTCCGGGCCGCCCGGCGTTCTCATTTTTGAGAATTTTTGTCGCATATGTGAGGTTGGCACGATTCTTGTTATTCGCATTCTTGCGACACTCTCAACATTGGTTGCAACTTCTTTCGTACTTGGCATGATACTTGTTCTGGACACAAGCGGTCGCGGATGGTATTGTATCCCCGTGAACGAAATCCTAATCCATGTAACTGAGCCGAGCGGCGTTGTCCGTTCGTACCTCTATAGCCTTATTTCCGGTAACGCATTCTACGTTACACGCAAGCAATCGCCGTTCTTCTTTCGCATCAACCCATTCAACCGCTAACACTACATCACTATGAAAGCATTCAATCGTCACTCATACCGCGACAGCAAAGGCCGCTTTACTAAAGCGCCTGCCGTACCTACCTACGCACCGGCAATGCCGTTGCGTCTTATCAAGTCCGCTATCTATCGCGCTAACGATAGGCTAGCACGTTTTACGGGTGAATACGATAGCAGCAATGCTCCTATCTTCTCCCAGCATGGCACGCGCTACGCGTCTGTATCAGTACACACTGTCAGCCGTGAGGAAGTGAGGGAGTATCTCACCCCGCTTGACAACTCCTATGAAGGAGCGATGGAGCAATAGATTTCGCGGGGAGTCTGGCATGGGGTCTGCTAAAGCAGCACGCCCCATGCCACTTGCGGAATTAATGAAAAAAATACGCTCGTGGCATGGCAATTTTCACGAGGGGGGTCATATTGATATAGCTAACTTTTCCAAAACCTCATTACCATATACCAGACGGAGGATACCCTATTCTATAACTACCTACTGATTCTCTTACCCTGTCATCAGATTCCACAAACTCCTAAACCTAAAAAAATCTACCGCCCTTTGAATTCTAAAGGTCTTTTGGATATATGTTATTTACGAGCGCTACAAAAAGCTCAACAAGTCATTCCCGCGCCCGCATGAATCGTGCGTGGCTCTTCGATGTCCCTAATACGTTGCTCGACTATATCATGTTCGATTTCCGATATAAATAATCCAAGGGCATCATAAATCATAACATCTTGCGTGCGGCCTCTAACAGATATGAATTCCTTAGCTACTTTAAGCAGTTCCATAATTTATTATATAATTAATCTTTAAACGGCATCCTAATACTCTCTTTTAAAGTCTTGCTGTCGCTGAGTATCATCGTATTTCCAAGCTAACGGAAACTGCTTTGGAAGGATTATTTTATTTTGCTGGGGCATATATTTCTTTTTTAATTAAAGGCTCTCCTGTAACTTGCCACTTACCTTCTGCTTCCTCGCACTCAAAAATGACCCTATCTCTCACGCGGGGCGCTTTCTGCATTGGGATTTGGATTTCATTTATTATTAAATAGCCGCTTAGTAAGGAGTTGGAAGGCGTCAACGATGGGCTCTCGGACTGTGGGATTGGCGAACTTGTGGGGGTGGCTTCTGACATATTTTATTGCTTCTTTGATTGTATGAGCCTCTTTACAGAGTTCTATATAGAGTTTTTGATTTTTGTTTTTGGCTGCGGCTTGGCTAAACTTAATTAAAGTATTATACGCGTTGTCCAAATTTGCAAGAAATTTTTCGTTAGACATATGTTTTAAAACACAAAAGGCTCACAACATTTAAGCCGTGAGCCTTTCTTTTAAGTTATCGTACCCTTCCAATTATGCAGGTGTCGCAGGAGGAGTTTGACCGTTTTGTGCAGCTTGGATTGTTTCTTCTAAGTGCTTCTCAGCGTCTTGTGCTGCTTTCAGAGCTTCTGCGAATTGAGGAGGAACTTCACCGATTCGCTCTTGGACTGGAGTGGTAGGATTAGCAGCTTTGTGAGCGCCGTATTCACGACCTCGTTGCCACATAATAGCATCTACTGAGCCTCCTGCAAAAGGATTAGTGTCTGTGGGCAAGGCAATTACGCCTTGAATGAATGGAGTTGGAATTGCTTCTAAAGACATAGGTATTTTGGTTTACAAATACTTTTACACTATCTTGTCTTGAAATAGTAAATAATATATGCGAGCACCCCTAAAGAAAATTCTGGAGTGGCTCCCAGAAAAACCATAAATAACCCAAGCGGAATCACTAAGAACACAAAAGTTAGTATACCCATCATTCCTTGAAACGCAATATTTGTATTAGCCATATCCTATATATTACATCTTTTTTTATAGTTGTCAATAGCTATGTGTAAACAGTTTCGAGGCGCGGACCTCGACTAGTAGTACATTATGAAAAAATCAAAAGCCGTTGACGAAACTAAGCCACAGAAACCCTTCATCTACCAAAAAGACAAACTAGCGGCCCCTCTAAAAATAAGAGAGTTCCCTTGGAGCGAAAAGCAAGAAAAGTTTATAGCGCTCCTCGAAGATAAAAGTACCAAAGTCGTTATTTGTAAAGGCCCAGCGGGGACAGCAAAGACGATGCTATCGGTCTATACATCCCTTAAAGCATTAAACTCGCAAAAAATTGGCGAGATTATTTACATTCGAAACCCTGTAGAGAGTTCCAGTTTTTCTCTAGGATTTCTAAAGGGCGGTCTCGAAGATAAGCTAGCTCCTTATCTACAGCCTTTGATGGATAAGCTTCACGAATTAATCAGTGAGAGTGATATTAATCGTTTGATAAAAGAAGAACGTATTATTGGAACGCCCGTAGGTTTCCTTAGAGGCACCACCTTTAATGTCAACTACGTTATTGTCGATGAAGCTCAGAATTTGAAGTATGAAGATTTATTATTGATTATGACTCGTCTTGGTAAGTTCTCAAAACTTATTTTGTGTGGAGACACGATGCAAAGTGATATTCATAGTAGCGCTTTCGAATCCGTCTTCAAACTCTTTAACGATGAATGCTCACTAGAAAAAGGTATTCATACTTTTGAGTTTGGGTTAGAAGACATTTTCAGAAATGAAATCCTTTCTTACATTATCGAAAAATTCTCTACACTAAGTAAAAAGACTCAAAAGGGTTAAAATCGTGTAAAAATATAGATGATTACCATCTACAATCTTGAATCTTATATTCACTCAACTCTCACGAGTAGTGGATTAAGCGGTATCCAAGCTATCGTTGACCAGTTCTGCGCCAGTTCAGGAATCCATATTTCATTAGAAAACAAATGGGCTAGAGAGATGGCTAAACGTCATTTTTCGATAGGGGACTTTCCTATTTATAATTTAAGTTCGGGTTCGGGTATTGAGACTTTGGAATTTTATGATTCCGCGACTATCTTCAAAGGCTCCCGCGTTTCAGGACATTCTGGAAATGGTATTGTATTTTCCCTTCTGAATCCCGCGCAACAGAATTCTTTAGTATCAGGTAATTTATCGGGCTTGATTCACTAATACTTCTCTTGATAGCAATATGAGGGTAATATAATTAAAGGATAAAGGATGTCAGTATCAAAAATCAGTCAACTACCAATAGGAACAGTCATTCAAGATAGTGACTTGTTTCCTTTCGTGTCGTTGACGGGTGTTTCAGGATTCTCTGTCACTTGCCAAATAACGCGTGCGGGACTTCTATCGGGAGTTTATGTTTCCATTAATACTATCAGTGGAAATGTTAACGCTTTACAGAACGCTACAGGAAACTACTATCCAACAAACAATCCAAGCGGATACGTTACGTCCACGACTTTTAATGCAACAGGCAACAACTTACAATCTGAGATTACAGCGCTACAGAGCTATACGGGTAGTTACTATCAAAATTCTAATCCTAGCGGGTTTCTTAACTCTGGATATTTTTATACAGGTGTTTCTTCTTCGGTCATCCCTAATATCTATCTAAGAACACGCGAAATAAATCTAACTCAAACCGGACTATATCCTTTATATACAGTGCCATCAGGATTCATGTTCTGTCCTAATACGAAGGAAGTTATTTGCTCTGCTGGCTCACTTGTAGTCAACGCCGCTGTGGTAGGATTTGGCATCACTACAGGAACAACGTATTATGAAAGTGGTCAATTGACGGCAGTATCAGCGGGGGCTCGTCATATTTGGTCCTCACCAGATAACGCTCTTATAGGTGGACAAACATTAGCAGTATCAGTATTAAGCGGTTCTTCTGCAACGATACATAGCGGAATATTTATGTTCCAAGGAGTTTTAATTTTAATTTAAGGTGTAATTAAATATATGGGCCACGAAGCATTTACAGAAAGAAAAACAGAAAACTACAGAGGCTCGGCAACGTTCTTTAGCGGTTTCGATACTTGGGAGCCTATCTATGTATTAGATGGTTCCATTTCAATAGGCGACACAACAGGAACGGATGCGTCTATAGACGGGGCTGGAAATATAATTGGGAACAGTGCTATTATAGGTGGGGAGATTGTAATAAGTGAGTATGGTATTACTATAGATAATCGTGGCGCTGGTATATCTGCATTTTTTAACACATTAGACGATGGCTCAGGTAACTCATATCTAGGCACAAATAACCCTGCTTATTTTGGTGATTATAGCCAAACGCAAATAAACACTAATGGTATTATCTATGTATTAAGTGATAACATTTCAATAGGCGACAATTCAGGAAGTATTGCATATATTGATGGTGGAGGTAACTCAATGGTTACTTGTTTAAATGCCTCAGCAGGGGTATTTGCCGCTTACAATACTTTAGACGATGGTGAAGGTAACTCACATCTAGCCTTATGGAACCCTGCTTATTTTGGACTGTATAACCAAACACAAATAAATCCCGAGGGTACTATCTATCTATTAAGTAATACCATTTCAATAGGCGACAATTTAGGAACTAATGCATATATTGATGGTGTTGGTAACTCAATGGTTCTTTCTTTAACTGCCTTAGAATATGTATCTACCACTTACAATACTTTAGACGATGGTGAAGGTAACTCAATTCTAGCCGTAGTTCACCCTGCTTATTTCGGTGCGGAGACCCAAACGCAAATAAATACTAATGGTCTTATCTATGTATTAAATGATGCTATTTCGATAGGAGACGCATCAGGAAGTGTCGCTTGGATAAACTATGATGGCTCGGCTAGCTTTAGTGGTGGTAATTTAATAATTGAAAGCGGTGGAGGTATTATTAGTTCCGATGCCGGGTCTTTCCATGGTGGTGCCATTACATTAGGCTCATCGGGGGGATATGCTGCATATATTGACACAAGCGGCCATGCTCGATTTTTTGGTTCACTTGAAACCACCTATAACATTTTAGATGATGGTACTGGAAATGCTCGTATTAATAATGGTCTCACTATTTATGGAGGCATTACAGTTTCATCCGGCGTGGCAGGTTTTGCAGGAGGAAGTTTTATTGATGGTTCGGGTAATATTTCTGGAAAATCTATTTCTGCACCGTATATGATTGTTTCTTCGACGACTACTCTTACTGCTAGTTCTAATGTATTAACAGAAAATAGAATAGCCGCCAACACTTCTAGCAATGCCATCACAATCAATTTGCCACACAGCACTACTATAAATGCCGGGCAAACCGTAGATATTATTGATGCCACGGGAACATGGGCGACACACAATCTCACTGTTGCGCCTTATTCCGGCGATAAAATCAATGGGTCTACAAGTAGTATCACTTATTCAACACCAGCCCATCTTATATTCGTGTATATCAATAGTACGTATGGATGGAGACAGAGTTAATTTTCGGAAATCTTATTAGAAAGGAGAAAAGCAAAAATTATGTCACTTCAAATTACACCCAGCGGGGCAGCTAACTTAGCAGCATCGCAAATTGTTAACCAAGCCAACGGTTTCTTTGCTCAATTATCAGGTGCCCTTCAAAACGGTATTCCTGCTAGAGGAACGAATCCTGCGGTTGCGGCTGGCGATTTGGCGAATGCTCTCGGCGTTGCCAACCTAACGGCGTTACAAGCGTCTCTAAGCGGCTTTAGCTCCTAACCTTAACCTTTAACAAAGAAAACGGGGCGCTTTAAACAGCGCCCCTTTTCGTTTCTATTAACTAGTTCTTTTTAATTTTATTTTTATCTAATCTTACGCCACATTTCCATAGTAAGTTTGCAATATCTTCTGCTATAGCTGTAACCGCAGGTTCGTCCAAAACCCAGCACCCCGCATGAAGACCCTCATGTATTAAGACTTCCATTAGACGTTTTGTTTTTAAGTTAGGGTCGATTTCTAAAAGCCTTTCAACGGGGCGATTTGTAGGAGGATGACATTGGCCGTCGGTATCCGGGTCTGGCCTGACCCATCGAATTTTATATTTCTTGTCCCCGAACTTATGTGATTTAATTCGACGTAATGGCATAGGCTTCTAAGTATTTCTACACCCATAAAAAAGTCTTTTTAGAATTTGTGGATAAAGTTTGCCTAACAGTAATAATAAATATGAACAACTTCTTACAATCTCTATCGTTGGGTTTAGGTTTGGGGTATTTTATTTTTATATGGTTCGAGACTCATTTTGTCGTTGAATATTTTTGGTGGTTATCTGTCGTTAAGTTTAAAGAATGGGAGGTTTATAGTTCTACAGACTTACTTGCGAAGTATCCCTACTTCTTACGAGAAAAATATCCATGCTGGCTAACAAGATTATTAGGTTGCCCGTTTTGTTTTATTGGGTTTGTTTCTTTATGGGTTTGTTTAATAGAATTATTCATCAGGGGAATAAGCGATTTTGTTTATTATTTAACTGTTCCAGCGGTCGCCGCACTGTCGTTTTTAGTTATGGAATTGTTATATAAAAATATCTATTTAGAGAAAAAGTAGTGTAACCCCATTCTAAAACGTATAATCTTATATGCCTAAATGTTATTGTGCTTCTTGTGGACAAGCTAATCAGTATAGCGATACAAAACCTATTTTTTGTGGGTATTGTGGAGCCTCATTGAGTTTGGATGCTTCGTCCGTTTCGCCTAGACCTTCCCAAACAGTTGCTTCTCGCAGACCTAATCGTGTGCCTATTGGAAGGCGTCCTATTATTAATGACTACGATGATGAAAAATTTGAGTCTGACGGAACCCTTCCTGATATTCGTAAGTTAGAAGTTGAAATCGAATTGCCCGAAGCTGCACCGAGGGAGACTATGGGGCAGATTTGGGGTTCGGGGGCTATTGGAGCAATCAGGCCGAAAGGTAAGAAGCAAAGTAGAGAAGAAGCATTACAAAATCTTACCAAAAGCATCTTTGAAAAAAAGATTGTCGATTTATCTCCTAATGCCAATGAGTAATAGTAATTGGCGATATGAAGGTAGCGGAATCTACCTAATTACGAATTTAAAAATTTCGCAATCTTTGAAAGCTAAAAAACAAAATTAATAACATGACAACTTTTGAAGATAATTATAAAGAAATTGAGCGTATCGTAGAAAAAAAGAGATACGAGTGGACACTTAAAGCCGACCTTATGCTTGATTTTGATGATGTGAAAAATATCATAATAGCTCATATCTGGAAAAAATGGCACCTATATGACCAGTCTCAACCTCTTGGCGGCTGGACGGCAACTATCGTTAAGAATCAATTCTCTAATATCCTGCGTGATAGATACCTTTCTACAAGCTCACCATGTTCACGGTGCCCATGTAATATGGGGGGAAATACATGCTCTCTATATGGGGTGCAAAGCATTGAATGTAGCTTATATAAAACGTGGTATAATACAAAGAGATACTCCCATGACGTACGATTGCCAGTTCCAATTGAAAATCATTTGAACGACGTGCATAAAATGCCAGATACGATATTCGATTTAGAAACAAGCATCAAATCTTTGCATTTTAGAATTCAAAAAGTGCTGACAAATAGCGAGTGGGAAATTTATCGTAGGTTGTATATAGAGAATAAGGATGAAGAAGAGACCGCTAAGGAACTAGGGTTCAAGACTTCGGAAAAGGGACGCAAAATGGGATACAAAAGAATCCGTCAAGTCAAAACAATTATCTTACAAAAAGCCAAAAAAATCCTTAGAGATGAAGGTGTAGAAGAATTCCATGAATAATGATTTCGATGGCGACCCATTTGCAGATGATAGCAGCGATGTAGAAACAACGTCGTTAGTATCATTAGCTGATGATGATATTCTTACCAACGAAGAAAAGAAAAAAGCAATTGAGTCTTGGAACTCGGGAGAGAAAAGTTTAAAGAAGATTATTGAAGCTTCTGTAGGCGTTGGAATGGATGGTCGAAGCAAAAAGGGAATAGCTGTTAAAAAGTATCTTGCGACACTTAAAGTAAAGCCCGTAGCTTCACAAGACTATCAAAAAAAGACTGATGCTTTCGTACTCACGGAAGCTAATAAAGAATACATTCGTGCTCATTCCTCTACAAGCAAGCCTCTTGAATTAGCACGCGAGTTATTCAACAATCAAAATCTTACAAATCTTTCAACTGAATCCCGTGCAGTAACAGATTTCTATAATAGCTTAGACCCGACTCTAAGATTCGTTAAAAACAATGATGAAGGTGCCCCTCAAGAATATCGCCCACCTAAGACACACGCTCAAGCTGTTGCGCGTGTTAACCGATACGTACTTGAAGGTTTAGACTTTAATAAAATGAGTCAAAAGGAAGAACATATGATGACAGCCCTCATTCGTCATCTTCATGTTCATCGTTTGGTTTATATGATGAACGAATTTAACTCTTCTCGCGACCGTGAGTTATTTGAGTCGTCTTTGATTCGTTATATCTTTGACAAGCCAGATTTAACAGAAGAAGAACTCGATTCGTATATGAACCTTTGCGCTGACATCGTTAATCACACGAGTATGCAGCGAGATTTGGAAGTCCTGAAAGAGACGAGAGACAATGCTATCGCTACCGATGGGAAGGTTTCAATGGCTATCGTTGAAGCTATTAATAATTGTTATAGTGCAATGGATTCTAATTTAAAGCGTCAACAAAAGAGTTTAGAAACTCTTCAAGGTAAACGCTCTGAACGACTAAAGAATAAAATTCGAGAAAATGCTAGTATTGTTCAGCTTGTTGAGCTATGGAAAAATGAAACTCGTAGATTACAGTTTATTCAACTCGCAGAAGTGAGGAAAGAAAAGTTACGTGATGAAGTTAAAAATTTGGATTCAATGGACGAACTAAGATTCCAGTTGTGGGGAATGGGACGAGATGAGGTTATAGACTACTAATATGTGGGATGAGGGAGCACAACAGAAAATCATTCCTGTCTATCAGGATTATAACGTAATTGCCAAAGGTTTAAAAGGCGACTTGGACGATAAGAACGCAAAGATAACTCTTATCCAATTTTTGCGTAGAAATTTAGGTTTTACTTTTGAATTAATTTCAGGGATGAGGCTCTTACCTCAACAGGAGATTGTATTGAAATCTCTATTCGCTAGAGATACAGCGTTGATAGTCGCGGGCCGTGGATTTGGTAAGTCTACAATCATTGCTATGTTTTGTTGTCTATATCCAATTTTTTACCCGAACTCTAAAATCTGTTTAATCTCAGCTAACTTCCGTGGTGCTCGTCGTATTTTTGAAGCCGCTGAAAAGATGGTAAAAGGGCCGTTCGCTTATATGCTTCAAGAATGTTTTCCAACTGAGCCTCGTAGATTAAATGACATTATTTCATGGAAACTAGAAAACGGTTCCGAAGTATTCGCTCTACCTCTTTCAAACGGAGAAGGTCTTCGAGGAACTCGTGCCTCGGCTGTATTCGTTGACGAAGGTTTGCTGATTAGTCAGGAAATTCAGGAAAATGTTATACGTCCCTTCTTGACGGCAAAGCAGAACTTCCTAGAAGAGGCTCAGATGAAGGAACGCGAAGACGAGCTTATCAAGGCTGGTCTTATCACTGAGACTGATAGAATTTCGTTCCCTAGGAATAAGTATCTTGTTTGTAGTTCCGCGTCATACGATTTCGACTATCTATATAAGACTTTTCAAAGTAATATTAAAATGATTACCGATGATAAAATCGTCAGGACTAAAGATGATTCCACCTATGTAGTCATCCGTTCATCTTATGAATCACTTCCTAAAGACTCGTTCATTGATATGACGCAGATTAATGCTGCTAAAGCTGACGGTGGTGAAGAGACTGATTATTTCAAACGTGAATATCAGGCTAGGTTTACAGTAGGAGGCTCTAGTTATTTTAACATGAAAAAAGTGGCAGATTGCACCGTTAGGGCTGGAGAGTTTCCCACGACAATGTTGCGTGGTAGAAAAAACCACCAATACATTTTAACGATTGACCCAAGTTACTCTTCTTCAAAGAACTCTGACTTCTTTGCTATGGGTGTTTACGAACTTGTCCCGGATTCTCGTAGAATTATTCTTGTACACTCGTATGGTCGTGCCGGTATGACTCTGAACGACCATTATAAGTATCTTGTATATCTCTTGACGCATTTTAATATTGTATGGTTAGGTATAGATGCCTCTGGTACGGAATTCATTGATTCATTTAACGAGTCTGTAATAGCTGCTGATAAAGGCATCAAACTTGGAACACTTACAGCCGATTTAAAGAGTGACGAGTATATTAAAGAATTGAGAATCCTAAAGAACGAATATAATCAAACAACTCGTAATATCGTTTATCCGCAACCTTTCTCTGGAGACACAATCCGAAGAATGAATGAATATTTACAAGCAGGAATTAATGCAGAAAAGGTATGGTTTGCTTCCTTACTACAGGTAAACGAAAACGCTTTTAATAACGCAATGCGTCATAGACCCGATGCACAAATTACAAATAAGCACGGCAAGCCTATAGATACCGAAGAACAGATTTACGAACAAGACTCATGGATTCACGAAACTCAAAAACAATTATCTCTTATAGAAGTAAAGTCCACCGCTTTAGGAACGATGCAGTTCGACCTGCCAAGTCATATTAAAAATAGTACCAAAGATGACCGCGCCCGCCGAGATAACTATACTTGTATGCTCATGGCTTATACAGCATCAAAGTATTATTTTGATATGCTTTTCACAGAAGTAGAAGAAATACAAAGTACGTTTGAACCATTCGCAATTTAAACTATGGATGTTTTAAAATATTGTATAAAAATAACGTTCCCTAAAGATGAAATGCCTGCTGTGCGATAAAGAGTTTGAGTTAGATAAGCAACTTCATATTCATATTGCTCGGTTTCACAAAACGAGAATCGAACAATACTATCGCCAATTCTATCCTAGATTTGACCTATTAACTAAGGATGGTATCAAGTTTAAAGATAAGGAATTCTATTTTGGTAGCTTATTCAACGGACGCGATAATATGGTTAAATATCTTAAACGCAATCCTTCTGAAAGACTTAGAATAATTTTAAAGATTCTTTCCCTACGTAAGAAAATCAAGAAACTCATCTACGCTCCTAGCTCTGTTGAGACACGGACATGCATGATTCCTTCTCCCGCTTTCGTTGAGTATTTAGGATTCGATTATAACGCATGCTGCGAAAAGGTCGGTTTGTTATCTCGCTATGATTATGAAGCGTCTATTTCCATAGGAGACGAAGCGGAATTTAACATCCTGATTGATACAAGAGAGCAAAAGCCTATTGACTTTGGATGCGAAACAATTCCGTGCAAATTAGATTATGGGGATTATACCTCTAGGAGTCATTACAAAAAGGTATTTATAGAACGGAAAAGTCTAGCTGACCTTTGCGGCACGATGTCGCAAGGATATGATAGAGTAAAAAAAGAATTTGAACGTTGCAAAGAAATGAATGGGAATCTTGTCGTCTGCGTAGAAGCCCCTATCTCAGCGCTCATGTCTTTCAAATCCCTGCCACGTAACAAAGCTATGAAGGCTTCTCCTGAATTTTTAGCGCACCGTATTCGTGAGATATGTCAAGAATTTCAATGTGTGCAGTTCTTATTCTTAAAATCCAGAGAAGAAATGCCGTCGGTTATTAAGAAATTATTGTTAATGGATAACGATTTGCGTACAATAGACTTGCAGTATCAATACGATTGTAAGAGATTAATAGCGTAAACCAGTGTAAAGAAAATATTATATGGCCCGAGCAACAGGAAAAAAGATTTCAACAAAGAGCGAAGCAATAGCCTCAGCAACTCCAAATACGCCAATTCCTTCGGATAATATAGGGGAATGGACGCCCCCAGTTTTTGCGGGCGAAGCTAAGGCTGACTTTTACGAAGGAGGAATTCAAGGTTTGCCAGCTAATGATACTCCTAAGAGACTCTTTGGAGGAGCTTTTTTTGACCGCCTCGCTTTACGTAGTTTCCTGAACATTCGCGCTGCGCCTAATCCGTTTTATGAAGGGCGTGCTTATTTTGAAGTTAGAGACGCTATCCTTTTATGTCAAAAAGCATACTGGAACTTTCCTCTTTTAAAGAATACTATCGACGTTATGACCGAACTATCTAATAGTCGCGTCTATCTCGAAGGCGGAAATCAGAAAACAAGAGACTTTATTGGCGCATGGTGGGACCGTATTGGATTTAGAACCTTTAAGGAAGAATTTTTCCGTGAATTTTGGCGCTCGGGAACGGTTCCTATTTATCGTTTCGACGGTGAGTACGACCCAAAAGATATTACTCAAATGACTCAAGTTTTCGGTTCTATGAAGAGTTTGAAAGTACCAGTCAGATATATTATTCTAAATCCCGCGAGCATTCAAGTCGAGGCTAATATTTCATTCCTACGACCCATGTATTATAAGGTTCTTTCTAACTATGAACTAGCTAGAATTCGAAACCCAAAAACTCCAGAAGATAAACAAGTTCTCGACTCTCTTCTTCCAGAGAACCGTAAGCAAGTTCTTGAAGGCGTCACCCCGTCTCTTCTATTAGACCCTGACCGTTTAACAATGGTTTTTTATAAGAAGCAAGCGTATGAACCTATGGCCGTTCCATTTGCATATCCCCTTCTTGAAGATATTGATGCTAAAATGGAGCTAAAACGTATCGACCGTAAAGTTGCACGCCAAGCAGATAGAATGCTTCTTTTAATTACCGCTGGTGCGAAACCAGACGATGGTGGTATTAATTATAAAACAATCCAAAGTCTTCAAACTTTATTCGCTAATGAAAGCGTCAATAGAACTCTTGTAGCTGATTATACTGTAAAAGCTGAATGGCAAATACCTGACATTAATAAAGTATTAGGACCACAGAAGTATGAGCAGCTTGATAAGGATATTTCCGCTGGTTTAAATGCTATTCTTTTTAGCGATAAAGAAAAATTTGCAAGTACGAGCATTAAGGTACAAATCTTTGTAGAACGACTAAAAGAAGCTCGCGCCTCTTTCCTAGAGAATTTCTTACAACCTGAAATCAAGAGAATATGCAAGACTCTTAATGCTAAAAACTATCCCGTCGCCCGTTTTGAAGAAATTAATCTTCGTGACGATTTGCAGTTTAGTAGACTCTATACGCAACTTGCTCAACTCGGATTACTCACTCCCGGTGAGCTATTTGAAGCTCTTGATACAGGCAAAATTCCTATTGCTGAACAAAGTCTTATTGACCAACAGGAGTACAAAACCCATCGTGAAAACGGTCTATATCTTCCTCTCGTAGGAGCTAGTGTTCAAGACCCCGGAATCGACGGCGCTACTATTCCCGCTCAGTTAGGAATTAAGCCTCCGTTCGGTGGAAAGCCTACCGCAGGGAAAAAGGGTAGTGGTTCTAAAGCTCCTACTGGTGCTGGTGGAGGTCGTCCGACTGGTTCTACTGCTCCTCAAACTATAAAGAAAGCTTCGCCTATTGGTACGCCTTCTAAAACTCTAAGCACAGCGAAACTGAAAGATGTATCTATCGCTGCCGATACTCTTATTCTAAGTTTAGAAAAGAAACTAAAGCGTAAACATAAACTAAAAGCTTTGAGCAACGAACAACAGGAAATGGCTAGTTTGATAGCTCAGTCTATTATGGCTAATGAAGAAATTTCTAAATGGGAGACTAGTATCGCTTCTTATATCGAAGAGCCTAAAGCTATTGACCCAAAGATTGAGGTCGAGATAGATAATTTATCTTTAATCCATGATGTTGACCCTTTCTTAGCTTCGATTTTAAGACTTTCAAAATCAGATGAAGATTCCCCAGCGGAAGAATAAGGTGTAAAGCCGGTTATGAAAGTGACCTTTTTAAATATTCTTTTTTGTGGATGTATTTTTTTATCTTCATGTGCAACCCCTGTAACTAAATATCGTGAGGCTGTTCAACAGGTAGACGACCGTGAGAGCGAAGCTGTTTATGCCACAAATGATAGTATTCATGCTGGGCGATTCGACCTTGCGGAAAAATACAGTGACCAGTCCGTTCGTTTGGTAACGCCTCCTATTAAGAGAATTCCTATACAGGGCTTTACAGTAAAACAATAATATGAGAAAACGCGCTCTTTCAATTTTTCTAGGATTATTGCTTATTTGCTCTTGTTCATTAGCGGTAACACACCACCGCGTAGTAAAGCATACAGTTAAACATGCTATAGTCAGAACGCTCGACCCTCTTCCTGAATCGACGCCTCAACCGACAGCGCCCCTACTTAGCGATACTAGTAGTTTTGGTTTAAACAGTGGCCCTATAGTAGTTCTTCCTGCTGAATTCGCTGGAAAACCTGTAGTCGTTGCTGATTCTCCTGAGTACAAGCAGCTTGTATCTGAAAATAGTGGCTTAAAGGTTCAGCTAGATACAGAACAAAAGGAATTTATTGCTTATCGAGATAGCGTCGATAAGACCTTGGCGGCAAAGAATGTAGCTGAACAAAATATGGCTGTCGCCCTTGCGAAACAAGAAGCTAAAAGCTCTCATTTCAAACTTTTAGGATGGGAGTTTGGAGGAATCGGGTTGCTGGGATTATTGACTATTGCTGGAGTTGTCGTACTATGTGCTTTCAATCCTGCTATTATTGTGTCCGTTGTAAGTATAGGCGTCCATGTAATTCGTATAGTTGCAGGTGTTTTTGGTAAGACGTTACAAGGGTTTGAAAAAATTACTCATTGGTTGTCCGATTTTGAAAAAGCTCACGAAGCGGGCACATTAAACCAAACACCTTTAGTTACAGCGCAAGCTCCCCCTGTGACTCATAACTATTCTTCACCCGATTTAGCAGCATCAACGGAGGTAAAATAACATGAAGTTTCTAAAAGCAATCTGGCAACACGTATTCGTTAATTGGAAAGAGCTTTATATCGTTTTCCCTGTCACGATAATTTTTATTACTTTAACTAAGATGTATTACGCATATCAAACGGGTCATAATCCTACTATCGCAGAAGGGAGTTTAGATTGGTTGCCCGCTATGCAGCCTAGAATCGTAACGATTTCGATTTCGGTTGTTTTCACTTCTATAATTACGGAATGCGTACAAGGGTTTTGGCTTACAAAGGAAGAGGCGTTAGCTCATCCTTGGAATGCTATAGCCGCTAAAGCAGCGACTTGTTTTTTAATGTGGTTATTTATTCATACCCTATCTAACTAATGAATAAGGTTAGACTTTTAATTACTCTACTTATTTTGATTGGAATGAGTGGTTGCGGTAAGGCTAATTCTTCCGACGCTTATACTGCGCCCACTTATGTTATTGTAGAACCTACTCCTACGGCTATATTATCGACTCCTTCGTCTTTACCTAAGCCCGAATCCATAGCTACGCCAACACCTACGCCCTTCGTAGCTCCGACACCCTTTCCTGAACCTACAGTACCTCCTGCCCCTATCGCTTCACCTACTCCAATCATTAGCGCTTCAAAAATCATTATACCTGAACAGCCCGCTTTCACTATTTCTAATGAGGACGTTCCCGTACTAACTCCTCAAGGATTAGCTTTAATTGTTGATTCGGAAGTTGGTGGCGAGTCATATTATAAGAGGCATGATTTTCCAGAATATCCCGGTGGAGATAGCGGCGTCACATGGGGAATAGGTTACGACGCTCATCAAAACAAAGCTTACATCATATTATCTGATTGGAAGACTTTAGGAGAGGAAACCGCTCAAAGACTTGCAAAAACCCAACCTTATGTGGGCCAAACAGCTAAAAAATATTTACCAAAAGTAAAAGACATAGCAGTACCATGGGAGCCGTCTATTGATGTTTTTCTTAAAGTCGATGTATCAAGGACTGACCTGATTTGTCAAAAGGCTTTTCCGGGTTTTGAGGATTTACGGCCAACCGCTCAAGACGCCATTCGCTCATTAGTCTTTAATCGCGGACCTTCAATGAGCGGTCCTAACAGAACTGAAATGCGCCACATGAGAGACTATGGCGTTCCTAACAAAGATTACCAATCTCTTGCTGCTGATGAAATTAAAATGATTAGAGTATGGAGAGGCACCGATATTTATGATGGAATGGTAGCAAGACGTAAAGCAGAATCTAAATTGTTCCTAACTCCCTAACCCCTGTGTAATACTCTCTTATGAAGAAACAAGTCAACGTTAAACTAGAAAAAGATGGCACTATGCCTCCTAAAGATTTTGATAAGTTAAAAAAAACCATTAAGAAAACCGCAAAGGCTTGTTCTGACTATTTCGAAGAAATGGAAACAGCATTAGCTGATATGGATAGCGGTAGTCCTGATGGTGCTCGTCAGTCTGATTTACCGCCTAGTCTCGGGCCTTATATTGACCAAAAGCTCGCACTAGTTCATAGTCACATTAATTCTAATGCTGAATATATTCACGATAGAATAAACCGTTTACAACAGGCTCTTTATAGCCATACAGAAAAAGGGCATTTGCCTCCTATCGAAGGTGCGGGACGAATGCAAAAAGCTCTTAAAGCTGTAGGTTTGGACGACGACTACCAAGTTCAAAAGAAGACTATTTATGCTGATGACGGGACTCCAGAAGGATTTTCATTCCTATTTAAAGTTAAGAAGTAATGCCTAATTTAAAGAAATTTTCTGATTATAAGTATCACACTTCCTTTGTCGCAATTGCTCGTTGCGGTACAGACGAAGCGAAGAGTAAACTTTTGGCAACAGCTTCTATTGATGATTTGAAAGTCATTATTCCTAAAGAAGCTTTAACTGATGGATTTGAAGACCTTCTTCCTATTGCTGCAAATGCTTGCGTTGCTAATTTCGGTAACAAGCGTGGAGATATGATTTCAACAGCAACAGCTTTGAAAATTTATAAGAACTTCGCGAACAAATTTATTAACCTGGAGCACGACAGAAAAATGATTGTCGGCCATTTAGTAGGTGGTGGATTGAGCAAATTTGATTCTAATTATAGGTTAGGAACTGGCTCCGAACCTGTAAAAGAAGAATCTATAGCTTCTACGAATGACCCTTTCAACATCAGCGTTGCGGGATATATCTATGCCGTCGCTAATCCAGAAGTCGCTAAAAGAATAGTTATGGCTAACGACCCCGAAGATGGTAGCTATTTAAGTATAGCTCTTTCTTGGGAACTAGCTTTTGATGATTATAAGATTGCAATTGGGAATGCTAATCTTGGAGAAAGTGAAATTATTGACGACCCTAAAGAAATAGAAAGACTTTCTCCATATTTGAAGTGTAATAAAGGGACAGGCATTGCTGATGATGGTCGCCAAGTTTATCGTTTGATAGATGATGGAGTTGTTCCTTTAGGAGTAGCTTTGACTTTCTCACCAGCGGCAGATGTTACTGGTGTTTATACTTCAATAACAAAAAACGAAGCTGCTGCTAATGAAGCAGATGCAGAAAATAAAGAAATTGATGCTAAAACTAAAAAAATAGTTTCCCAAGCGTCCAACGCAGATGTAACAATTAATATACCGAAATCTATGAAGACCCTAAAAACACTTGCAGACTTACAAGCGCTAAATGATGAGAACAAAGTAGAATACTCATTTGCGAATACTAAGAACATCATCGAAGCTGAAATGGAACGCATTGCTCGCGAACACCAAACTAAGTTACAAGCCGAAGCAACCGAAAAGGCTGAACTAACTAAAAAGGCTACTGATGCACTAGCTAGTGTTGAAGAACTCAAGAAACAAGTTGAAACTCTAAAGACTACACAAGCGTCACAAGAAGCAACTAACCGATTTAACGACCGCATGAGTGGTCTTGACGAAGAATACGACCTTACCGACAAGCAACGTAAGGCTATCGCTTCTCAGATTCGCTCTTTGGACGATACAGCTTTCGCAAGTTGGAAGACGGACGTATTTGAAGCTTTCGCAGCAAAGAAGAATGACGGAGGAAACAGTCCCGTCAAGCAAATGAAGACTCCTCCTGATACTGATAAGAGTAAAGGAAAGAAAGCTAACGACGACGCAGACGATACCGACACCAAGTTTAAGAAGAGTGCCAAGGCAGCAGCAGCCGACGACGACGACGACGACGAGGACGAAGAAGATAAGATTGCTGATGCTGATGCAAAAAAGAAGAAGGCTAAGAAAGATGCTAAGGCTTCTGATACCGTTATCGAAGCTCTCGCAAACGCAAAGCTAAAGAGCCTAGCGGTCGCTAATACCCCCGATGCTCAAGAGTCCGTAATGGACAAGTATCGTAAGGCTTTCTCAACTGAGAAAGATGGCGGATTGGAAATCGTACAAACTTCACGCCGATAATTAGAAGAAAATAATAATATGTTACTAAAACCATTCAGAGACTACAGTGAACACGATGTCGTTAACCTATTTGCGGTTTCCGGCGTATCACAACTTGCAAAAGGAACTCTCGTAACCGTTGTAGGTTCGGGATTCGTAAACAACGCATCATGGGGTATTGCTTATAACATTAATCCTCTTACTAACAACGGTAACGTTTATACTCCCCGTTGGGAAGTTAAGGCAAAGGTCGCCGTTGCTGATAGTGGAAATGCAAGCGGACTCGCCCTAGGATTTACTCTATACGACGTACAGGAATATAACTTTCAAGGCGTATCTTTCCTATACGACCCAGTTCGTAAGGAAGAAGCTCAAGCGGTCGTAAGCGGTGAAGCAGTACCTATTGTTCGTAAGGGACTATTCCTCGTTGGAGGTTTCCCATCCGGTGTTGCTGCTCCTGTCGCAGGTTCTCTAGCTACATTAGGCGCAACGGGTTCTTGGAACGTTGTCGCTCAAGGAACCACTGGTGTAAAACCTTTCGGAGTTTTCCTAGGCGCTCCTGATGCTGACGGTTACTCATTGGTCGCTGTTGACTTCAACCACGCAACGTTCTAATTTAGAAGACAATAATTAATATGAAAATCAAGTTTAAAGAAACTCCCGAACAGTTGGAACTTATTGCAGCGATGGGAAGCCGTAACAAGGCTGAATCTATTGCCGCTCAAGAAGCTTTTGCAACTCTTCTAGCTCCAACCATCGGTGCGGTTTATAACCAAGCTGATACAACGAAGCTTATCTATACGGACCTAACATTCCGTGAAGACGAAGACCCAACGTTCCCTCTTGAAATCTTTACGAATGTTCCAGACGGATACTTCACAATCTGGTCACAGGCTATGCCCGGTGGTCTTCCTACCAACACTGTTCATCAGCCAATTGATGAAGTTCGATTCACAATCTACAGGTTGGATTCGACAATCAGTTACCTAGCGAAGTATGCTCGTCAGACCCGTCTTCCTGTTATCGCTCGTGCTACTGAGCGTTTAATGCAGGAAATTCTATACAAGACCCAGCAAAACGCTTGGTCCGTTGTATTCGCCGCTCTTGCTAACGCAAAGCACAACAACCGTGGTCAGGTTTTCGCAGCGCAAACTCCCGGTCAGTTCTCGCTTGATGACTATAACAAGCTTCTAACCTTCTTCCGTAGGTTGAACAAGTCATGGGTTGGTGGTACACCTATTGGTGGTGCTGCTCGTCCAACTGATATTGTTGTCAGTCCTGAAATGATGGAAAAGTTCCGCGCTATGGCGTATAACCCCATCAATACCAAGGGAGCTAACGGAGTAACCCCAACGGGTGCTTCTACTGGAATTCCGCTTCCAGAAGACCAACGTTCAAAGTTGTTTTCTAGTGCTGGCGTTCCTGAGTTCTACGGCGTCAACGTCATCGAACTATTAGAACTTGGTGCAACTCAACCTTATAACCAGTTGTTCTCTCAGTACATTCAGAACACGGTTCTACCTTATGCTGACCCTACTCAGTCCGGTTCAGCGGTTCAGTTCGACCCAAACAACAACGACCTAATCATGGTAGTTGATGCTTCACGAGACTTTGCGTACCGCGCAATTCAAACTGACGCAGACACGGGTAGCACATTTACCCTACAACCTGACGAACAGTTCGTTCAGCGTTCCGGTAAGATTGGATTCTACGGTGCCGTATCAGAAGGAAGAATGGTTTTGGACACCCGCGGACTTGTAGGATACGTTATCTAAGAATAACTTACATTCTTTTTTAAACTCAAAAAGTAAAAAGTCAGGTAGAAATACCTGACTTTTTATTTGTCATTTTTTAATAAGAGCGTGTAGTATTAGATATATGGATAAAATAAAACGTTCTTACTGGTCTGACCAAGAAATAGCATTACTTATAAAATTGACGGCCTCGATGTCTTTTGAGGATATGGCTAAACAGTTCACTAACAGAACCCCCGTGAGTCTCCAAAAGAGAGCTGTAAAACTTGGGCTGAAAAGCGGATTCCGTCATAAAAATCATTCACATAACATCAACTTTTGGGCCGAAAATACATTAGAGACGGCTTATTTTGCTGGAATATGCGCGGCAGACGCAAACCTAAGTAAAACCAAAAAGGTATTTCAATGGAACGTTAAAGCTTCCGATGCTTCTCAGCTAGACCTTTTGAAAGATGCGGTTTCTTTTACTGGAAAGGTAGCATATTACGAACGATTAAAATATAAAAGTTCTGAAATTATGTCTGTTGCAACCCTATCTATTGCAGGGTGCCATCAATGGTATGAGGATTTAAAAAATATTTGGAGTATTACACCTAACAAAACGTTCAGTTTACAACCTCCTAATATTACGAACGAAAATTTAATTTGGGCCTATATCGTAGGATTCGTAGATGGAGACGGTTGGATTATACCTAAAACAAAAAGGAATACTATAAGGATTGGATTTGTTAATGCCTCGTTAGATATTTTAAATTGGATTAAAAAGCAAATAGATAACAGGTTCGAAATTTTTCAGATTAGTAATAATGGGGCTGTGTGTAGTGATGTAAAACTCGTAACCGGAGAGAAATATTACACCTATCACCTTGAAGGTATTAGAGCTATGGTCATATTCGACTTTCTATCCCAAATCCGCGTTCCTAAGTTAGAAAGGAAATGGTCTAATCCCGAAGTTCTAAAAATTGTCTCCGCTTATAAAGAAAAATATCCCCAACACTTTTTAGCGTGTAAATCTATCATATGAGTTACATTTTAAAAGTTCTTCAAGACCGTATCGTTGACATCCCACTAGAGCGTAAAGCCCTCGAAGTTGAAATCTCTGGAATCCAAGATGCTGTTTCTAAATATACAGCAGCATATAACGCCCTTACTGGCAGCGTAACAAAATCTCAAAACGGTTTCACTACTGGAACCATCCCTGCACAGGATGCTCTATTTTCAGGTTTAAACTCTGGACTAGCTATTCTTCTTTCTGACTCGCAAACCAGTATTTCGGGTGTCCTAGACACCGGAAACGCGTTACCCGCAAATGTACTTTCTGGATATTCCTTTAGTACATCTGGGCAGAGCAACATCGTCGGAACCATGCAAAACAACGGTGCAGTTTTCATCGTTCCAAGTGCAAGTAACCAATTCATTCCTACTGGTTATCACAATGGCTCTGGTATCGTATCTGGAGATTCTCATTTAACAGCAGCAAATATCAAGAGTGGCATCGTCATCTTCGGTATCACGGGCGTAGCTCCTTAACAGACAAATAATCTTTAAAAATGAAAAAAGCCTGAGCAATCAGGCTTTTTTTATTCCCCTATACAAATTCAGCGTGTAAAGGGCCGCATAAGGAGCTATTATGCCAAACGCAAAGGAAAAAGTAACACGAAAATACACTAAAAAAACAGTACCTAAACCAGCGGAAACACCCGCACTTCTTGATGTTTCTAAAAAGCTACAAGTCGATGGCAAGGACTATGAAAACGAACGCGCCCGCCCTCGTACATTAAACGAACTATGGGGATTTAAAAATGATAAGTTCGGTACGCTAGACGAAGAGATTTACAAAAAGAAACTTAGTATTATGAATAAGGCCGATTTGCAGATGGCCTGTATTAAAATAGGGTTGATGCCTCACGACTCAAGACAAACGATGCTTGAGCGTCTACTAAAGCAATTCCGTCAACACGTTGCAGCAGCGAATACTAATAACGTTAAACCAATTCCTCTTCCTGAAATGAACGAGGAATTAAGAAGTATATTAGCGTCTTTGGGCGGTAACACTTTAATTTAACATCTTTCTTAGTTTAAGGAAGTGTAAATCATAGTATGTCCTATTGTGATATTGACCTCCAGCAAGGAATTCCGTTTTCATTAGCTGTAAATGCTAGTGGCGTTTCGAACGCTCCTATCAATTTAAGTGGATTTAATGCACGCGGAGGCATTATATACAGTTTTTCCGATTCGGGGATTTACGAAAATTTTGGAGTTACAATGAATGAGCCTTTAGCGAGCGGCTCATTAACTATCAGTTTGACTTCCGCTCAGACATCGGGGTTAGCCCCAACTCAGGCAATGTATCAGGTAGAGATTTTTACTAGTGGGAACGCTAATGTAATCAAACTTTTACAAGGCAAGGTAAACATCTATCCAGATATGTTTGCTCAATAACAATGGACGGAACACTAGTGTAAAACGTTAATATGAATATCGCTGATGTCGCAGATGAAATCTTTAGAGACTTGGGATGCCCAAACCATACAAGTATCTCGCCTATTACTTTTTGGCTCGTAAGAAATGTTGGAAAGTTAAATACGTTATTGTACACAAACTATAGTGGCGTTAGTGGTGTTATTGTTCCTGAACTAGGAGCTTCGGAGGCAGCAATTTACAAAGATTTGTTTAAGGTTAACTATTGGCAACGACAAGTTGACTCTAATGCTGGTGCTGCGGCGTGGGACGCTTCTGTTATTCAGGTTACAGAAGGAAATCGAACAATACGTGTGACAGATAGAAATAATATAGCAAACACCTTCCTAAAGTTAAAGACGGAAGCGCAAAAAGACCTTATGCAACTCATTGCTATGTATAAGATTAATGCGGCAACTCCTCAAGAAGTTTCAGACGGAACTGAACCCGGATTTGGATTTGGTATCGACGGTCCTTTGGAGGGATATGGATATGACGCTTCCACTTATCGAGGATTCTATGATTTGGAATAATTTATGTTTACATTTTCTACAGGACAGCAATTTCAGATACAAAATCTTTTAAGGACTCCGTTTAACTTATTAGCTCGCCCTATTATCGTTTATAAAAGGCCGGAACAAGTCGTCGGTATTACACCATCTGGTTATAACTACGCTTATCCTCAAAGCGGTCCAAAATCTAATGTCCAATATATCGAAATTTCAGGAATGTGCTCGGGCACTATAGAGTACCTCAACTTAGAGACGGACCAAGTTCTTGATTTCGTGACAGCAGATACGCGTTATATTAAAGGAAAACAACTCGTTAGAGTTGGCGTACAAAACGATGGTATGCAACTATTTGAAGAGTGTATTAGGATTACGTTTGATAATAACGACCATTTGATTGTTGCTGGTCCGCAGCCGCGTGATATGTTTGGAGTTTACTCTTACGATTATTGGATGCAACAGGTAGACTAATGGCTACAATCAATAAAGCTTCTATAATGCAAAAAATCGCGAACTCTGTCTCTATAGAGAGCGAAATGCATAAACGCATCTATGCTCGTTTTCAAGAATCAAAGGATAAATTGATTGAAGAATTCGAAAGCCACCCCGTTACTGTAGAAATAAAGGGAGGAATCGACGCGATAAACAGTTCAGGCACGCTTGGGGGTTATGGTAATTTGTTTACATACATTGGATTCCCTGATGGTTCCGACCCTACAGAAATTGTAAAAGAAATCCTAGAATCCGAAATTGTTCTTTTCAAAGTTAATAAAAGTGTTGTGGGTGAACGTGTTAAATACCAATATCGTGTTATCATCCCTGAAAAAACTCTACGCGATGAGACCTCGATGCCTTTCGAGACCGGGAATTCTTGGCTTTATGACATTGAGACTGGAATCAGCGGGTTCAGTAATTATGTTTATGGAAGATTTAAGAGCCCAGACCCATCTAGGTCTGGTGGAGGTATTCAAAGTAAATATCCTCATTTAGGAGCGACCTTCATTCCGGTTCCATATATCAGAGACTTAATAAGTAAATTCACAGAAAGAGTTGGAGCCCGATAATGATTCCTTTATTTGACCATAACGTTAAATCTTCTTTTGGAATATGGCTTGATAACTATATTACATCAAAGGGCCAAACCTTTGATAATTTTTCGTATCCTTTTTACAAAACTAATGATGATATAATTGTAGGTTTTGATGTATTCAAAAGTCCGCATTCTCAATGGGTGTACGATAGTTCTATATCTAATGCTACGATTTCGTCTGGCGTTTGGGGTGATGGTAATTTTATTCCTAAAGGAACAGGGCTATACCTAGATTTTAACAACGGTAGGGTGTTAGCTAGCCAAGCGTATGCGTTAAATAACGTAAGTGGCGCTTATGCATACAAGGAAGTAAATATCTACTATACTTCTCGGGCGGATGAGGCTTTAGTATTTCAAAATAAGTTCGTTGTCAATCCCCGCTCTAATATTGATACCCCCGCTACTGGCGCTGTGGTGCAGACAATTCCGGCAATTTTTATAAAATACGATGCTGGCAAAAATGAACCGTGGGCTTTTGGTGGTCAAGACATGACAGTATCCAAAATTAGAACTATCATATTTGCTGACTC